GACAGCCGGATGCAGGCCTTTGAAGATATCCTCCTCCGGATCAGCCTGCCCAGTAACGGATTTTTTCGTTGTCTGCTTTCCGCCGCCATTATCAAGATCCTCTTCCTCGTCTGTGCTCGCCTTGTTGGCTCCCGGCTTCACTGTAGACTTCGCAACAGGATCCTCCTCTTCTTCGATGCCGTATTTCTTCATGATTTCCTCGTAAGCCGCCCTGTCTTCCGGGGTCATTTTAGATTTGTCGATTTTTGCCATTTCTTCAATTTCTCCTTTCTCGCTATTCATCGCTTTCTCAATTCTTTCGTCCAGGCTTGTCCTGAACTTCTTTAAGGATTCGATATCATTGATGCCGACATCCTTTTTGATTCCGCTGACTTTTCCGGCAGCCCAGCTACTGATAGCATCAGCGATGATTCCATCAAATTCGGATATGCTTTCTTCCATCATGGACTGCGCCGTGGATCCGTCGAGATCATCGTCGTAAAGAATCGACTGCAGGGAAGACTGTAGCGCATAACAGATGCTCCACATCTCATCGGCCACCTTCTGACGCTTTACCTCGGTCATCTTCTCACCAAATGTCTGAGAGTTGCCTTTTTCTATGGTTACGTCAGCATTTTCGGCGATTTCTCCCATAGCTTCATCGTAAAGTCCTGCCATTTTCGCAAAAGCGGCTACAAACCGCTTCAACGCCGGCTCTTTCTGCGGTGACGGC